TGCTTTTCTACTAGAGAGTAGAACTCTTTCTTCTTTGTGTACTTAGGAAACATACCAGCCCAAGTAGATTTGTTTTTAGGCTTACGGCTGTAGATAACCATGCTCAATTGCTCTGGTGACGATAGGTTGATAGGCGTATCCCCCATAAGAGTATGTACCTGCTCCTCAAGGGACTTCACCAGTACAGCCCGCTCTTCTGTGAACTCCTTACGAACTTCGTCAAGTGCATCAAGGTTAACCTTAAAGCCACGTTGATAGACACGAGCAAGTAGAACACACATGTCGTTAGTTAGATCAATGATAGCGTGTAGTGGAGCATATTCTTCCTTGAACATTTTCTTACGAAGAGTATTAGATAACTCCTGTGTAGTGCGTACATCCTGTAAGCAGTACTCAAGTAGCTCGTCCTTGGGAACTTCATCAACAGATGTACCTTTCTTTAGATACTCAGACAGGGTACTCATCTTTTGATTATCCAAGCTGTACCGTTCTGCTACCGCATCAAGAGATAGTGGCTGCTTTACAGCACGTTGCAGGACATACTCCACGAGCAGTGTGTCAAAGACTGAGCCTTCATACTTAAAGCCACACTCCCACAGCCAGATCAATTCATGCTGGGCATTGTGACAGATCAACATGCTGGCATCATCAAGTAGTTCTTGAAGAGCAGCATGATCCTTTACGTCGGTGTCCACCTCCTTGTGATTAAACCAAAAGTGATACTCTTCACCTGTATCTTTCTTCGCACAGACTAACACTAGCTCATTGCCTGTAGTAAAAGGATCAAGCATAAGCTTACCTTCAGGCGAACGACATACAGTGTTCTCTATGTCTATAGTTAAAATCATTACGCTCCATACCTCGCTGTTATCGGGTCAAGTATTGTGGAAACTTTACCGTGCCTACCTGTAAGTTTGTTCTTAACTATACACCAGTGCCTAGTAAAGTCCTCATCTTCTTGTCCATCAAATGTGGGGTTGCCAGTGATACAAATCAAGAGGTCAGCCTCAGATGCTTTACCTGTTTTTGATCCCTCCAACATGGACATGTTTGCGTTGACCTTGCCCTCTGCTTCAGCAGACAACTGAGACATGGCAAAGACAGCCGTGTTGTATTCCTTAGCAAGGATACGTAAGCGAATGTACGTGGCCTTTAGTTGCTCATGCCCAGCGGTAAAGGTACCTCCGGGTAAGAACTTGTCAGCCATGTCAGCAATCACAATGTCAGGCTTGTAGGCTTTGACCACACCCTCCACCCTGTCTAAGTCCCAACCTGTAGCGTCAGTTATCTTGAGGTTTTCTTTCATCTTTGAAATCCTCTTATCAGCTTCCTTTCGGTTGTTGTCTATGGTCTTTATGTCCATGCCAGTACATGCTGTAAGATACCGTTTAGCTACACGGGTTGTGCCCTCTTCATTAGCCAACACCAATACCTTTGCACCCTGCTCCATGAACCCACCCGGACCAGCACATAGACTGGCGTGACTGCTTGTCTTGCCTGTGTTAGGTCGAGCAGCAGCTACGATAAGCTGTCCTCCATTAATGCCCGGTATCATTTGAGCAACTGTAGGGATATTGATAGTCCACTTAAACTCCAGATCACTCCGTTTAATTAAATGATCAATGTCAATTTTCTCAAAGTCTACCCTCATAGTGGGGGTAAAGTTGTCAGCGTGTTGATCAATGAACTCTCTGACAGGATGCAGGGAAGTGATCTCGCCATTGGATATCTTAAACGACAGGTCAGCAAGCTCATCAGCAGAAGCCTCACGGTTTAACTGAGTCAGCACATCATGTGCCACCTCCTTAGACAGTGGCTGCTGCGCCCCTATCTTCTGAAAGAGACTGGTGAACACATCCTTCTGAGCAGATGTAAGTACAGGGTTAGCTGCAAAGAACAGTGCTTCAAGGTCATCCGTACCTAAGTCTTCTTCATACCTAAACATAGCGTCATCAAGAACCTTCTTGATTGACCTAGTTTCTTTAGAACGAAACACCCCTTGTCGAGAAAACACTTTGTTGTTTTCGTAAAACTCTTTGTTCAAGAGCGTCTTCATTAAGCCTAGTTCCATACTCATCCTGCAAACCTTTCTAAATGTGCCATATCTGATGGCGTTCTGTATTTGATATCGTCATGTAAGTTTAACGCAAACACATCAGGAAAGGTAGTCCTAAGTGTAGACGTAATCTGTAATGTCTTACGCTTGGCATCAGGATCAAGGGCAACAACAATCTTTGCGTATGGTTTAAGATAATCAATGTAAGGGGCAAGAAGATTTGTACCTAACAAAGCAAAGCCTACTAAGTTTTCCATCTCACCCACCACTGCCGCCGAGATACAATCCTCCACCACCACCGCAATCGTACCTTCGCCGTATACGTAGGGTACTTGCGTTTCACCGTAGCGTTTCCACTTCGTGGCATACTGTACATTTCTACCAACAAAACGGCCAGTTGCATCGACAATTTTTCTCTCCTTCTTAACTAGAAAGACCACACGATCCTCCTTCACATCGTATCTAGTATCGACACGCTTGGCATTCAAGTCGTATTGCTTGAGCCAAGTATTCATGGAAGGGTGTGTCCTTGTCCAATGATCCGGTTCAAAGAACACAGCGTCCTTGCGCTTAGTATTTTCTTTCATGTTGCTCAAGTCAGCTATCGTGATAGGTCTATCAGACTTACCTGATAACCTACAAGTATTCTTATAACAGTTATATAGTATACCTCCTATGCCTCTGGTTACAGTAAAGGTGTTGCGCCCACCACATGCGGGACAATCCCCACGATGGGAAGTGTCCACGTTCAGTGTGAGTTGATCTAGTGTAGCTTGTAAAGACATAGCCCTACCTATAACTGAAGTGCATTATAATACCACTGAAGTATATCACGAGTATGGCTGTGTTCAAAACAATTAATGCACGGTCGAACCATAATAACCCTACCAGTAACCAAAGCAGTACCCCACTAGCCATGATGAACAGGTTGTAAGGTACGATCTCAAACGAATTAAACACGGCACCTACAATAATTGTAAAGGTAGCCAACCACTTAATGTACCAACTCAAGTCATGTGTTGGTGTTTTCTTTTTCACTTCGCACTCCTATTCGTTAAGTTGAAAGTTACGTTTCGTTGCTGCATTCCTAGCTTGCTCCACGCTGATCCTAGTGTACGGCGTGAGACTAGCACGGCTCTTGTGTCCACTGAAGGACATCATCTCGTTGTCCGTAGCCCCATGATTAGCTAGGTCGGTGAGTACAGTACGTCGTATGTCTCTGAACTGTAGCTTATCCGATATGTTAGCAGCCCTTGCTAACCTCCTGAAAGTCTGACGTAATCCACTCTCAGTGTAAGGCTCCATAGTGTAGGGGTTGGGTACAACCCAAGGTTGAAAAGCATAGTATTCCTTTTGCCCTATGATCATACGCTTAAGGTTATCAGAGATAGGAATGCCGGGGATATGCTCTCTAGTTTTTTCAATGGACTCTCGCACATATAGCTGTTGCTCTAAATCAAAGTTGTCCCATTGTACTAGGCGCATATCCCCAGCCCGTTGACCTAGCTCTGCATTGATGCGTATGAGTAGGCCAACATTCCTCCACTTGCTCTCAGCAAAAGCTGTCTTGAGTATAGTCTCAAAGTCTGTGTTAGTCCACACAGTATGTCGAGGCGCAGCTTGCATTCGTTCGACCAGTGACCAAGGGTTCTTGTCTAGCAGGTCATGCTTAATCAACACGTTCCATGCTCGCACTGCTACCTGTACTGTGTAGTTAGCTGCACGAACACCCTCACCTTGTGCTTGCTCTATCATTAAGTAATAAAGTTCCTGACAAGCAGAAGCCTTTAGCTTTGATGTTGGTATTTCCCCCACCGTAGTAGCATTGTACGGCAGGGAGCATAGCTTACGCAACAGATAGGCATACTGCTTACGAGTTTGGTCACGCCGAATAGACACAGTGAACTGTGGTAAGCGTAGATACTTTTCTACTGCGTCACTTACTGTTCTCATAATTCTGTTTTACAACCTCCTCATTCTGCTTTATCGCATCAATTAATTTTGTAGTGTACCACACACTTTTTTCTAAGTCTTGTACCATGTGGCCCTTGTACCTATACCGCCATAGATATTTTATTGAGTTACCTTTTAGGTACCCCCAAAATTCTGTGGTGGTCATGGATGCCTGTATAGCATCAATGCACTCTATAGCTCCTGAGTTATAGTGCGAAGGACTGTTCACATTATCAGGGAAAGTTTTTGACAAGATCAATGTACTCCTCTAAAGCTTTGACTTTGTTTCTAAGACTGACTATCTCATCAGC